CTAATCAGACGAACAAACACTGGACAACGGGTATAACCACGGGCGGGTTCCTCCGTCTCGGTACGACAGCAACCAATCAGAGTAGTAACGCTGGATTAAGTTACAATTATCGGCTCAATCGGATCATTTCAAACTTTACAAGCTACGTTGGATGGGCACTTGTTGGTCAACTTGACGGGTTCGGCTTTAATTATTTCGTGAACACGGCACTCACAAACTATCCCAACTCGACTATTAACATAGCCGCCAATCCACAATGGATAACATGGGACTTTAATTACTACAAACCTGGCACATACGGAGTTTGGTCGGTTAACGTATTTGCGGATAAGTACTTGGACTCGGGCGGTGGCGGCGGTGACTGGACTGTACAATACCAGCCAACCATAGATGTAAATATGGATTACTTTGGCAATCAGCGGGCACAGAATAAATCTCAGTTCACGTAGTAGATGCAGATCTGGAAGTGGCTCATGATCATCGCTCTCCTATTTTTGATCACGTATAATCCGAGTACGCGTACTATGGCGAAATATTTTGATGAGTCTACAGTAGAGACGGAGAATGTCTACATCTCCGCAAGGTCCTCGCGAGAGGCACAAAGCGATAGCGGTCCCGGTGACGATGATCGGTGATCGTCCACACATGCTCATCGTCCATGATCGCCGGTACAAGGAGTGGACGTTTGTCACAGGCGGGTGTCGCCGACGCGAGGTATACAACCCCCTACGATGTGCGATCCGTGAACTTCACGAGGAGACCAGGGGGATCATCGATGTCAAGAGTGGGTCGTACACGTACTTTCGATTCACGACCAACTATAAAGGTCCAGGGGATACCGAGGCTGACGCCGACACCGTGAGTGTCTACCACGTCTACATCCTCGACCTCCCCACGACCGCCATCGAGCAAAAGTACATGATCCAGCGTTTCAACGAGGAGAAGAACAAGATGGAAACGTCCCAGGTTCCATTCAAAAAGAATCACGACGAAAACACGGCGATGATTTGGGATACGCTTGAGGGTATCTCATCACGTAAGGATCTATGGATTCTCATCAGGGAGTGTATTCTCAACAACCCAGACTTTCCAAAGGCGCTCCATGCGTCACAGAAAACGTCGTTTTATCTCCGGTCCTAGAAGGAAATGACCAAACCAAAAAAGGCATTTGCTGAGATGCTCGTGGCTGCACGAGGATCCGGCAGCGTCGATGATATCTGTGAGCAAATGAGCCTCATGGATATCATATACGAACTGAAACGTCTCGAGAAGGAGGAGGAAGAGCCCGTCGCGACACCCGAGTCAGCACCAGAACCCGAGCCCGTCGCGACACCCGAGTCAGCACCAGAACCCGAGCCCGTCGTGGCACCCGAGCCCGTGAAGCGTGTGGTCCGACCGAGCTTTTGGAGTCGGCTTGCATGCGAGGATGAGGACGACGATTAAAATCTTCTCAGCCCATGACAAGATGAAGGATGCAGTGAAGCTCGTCGCCGGGCTCGTTGCTCTCTACGTTGCGTTGACGTGGTCGTACTCTGGCTATGCACCCCAGTCCAAGATGGAGGACAGTGTCGCCGATCGGTCCCTCAAGCGTCCGTATGCACGCCCTTAGAAGAATCGTACGCTAAAATAACAAGATGGCGACCCTGACCAAGCCACCTCGATTTGCACCGTCCCGAAACAGTTACGGCAATCGCAAGTTATTCACGCTCCATTCCGGGCCAAATGACGTGTTCGCATGGCGTCTCGACGATCAGCGCGTCAAGACGGCGACGGTTGCGTTTCGTCGCAAGGGGGATGCGACGCTCATGGCGTATATGATCGAGCGACATGTCAAACAGGAGAACAGGTGGCCGGATGTTCTCGTGGTGGACAATGCATTCAGTATTTTTGGCGGGAACGTCAATCCCATGCATGAAAATAGTCTGATTGAGGTACGCTCATGGACAATGGACTCGCTCCAGGTATTTTGTGTCGATGCATACCTCGATCTCGTCGTGCTCCACGAGATCGAAGAGTCACGGACCAAGTACAAAATGTCGGGCGAGGTTATCAAGCTGGGCATACCGGAAGAGCTCTATGCGCTCAAGATTGCCGAACTCTACAACCTCCCGAGCTTTGTGAAGGATATCGGGCTCGACGAGGAGTGAGGTTACTCCTCGGCGACGGGCGACATGGGAATGTACGCCTTGCCGATCAGAACCGCCTTGGAATATGCCATCGCAACCACAAAGTGAATGTGAGGCCAATCGAGTGCCTCAATCTCATTCACCTTGACCTTCATGGGATTGGCCTGGATCTCCTTGACGAGCTGTTGATGCTTGTCGGGGGTGCCCAACGTCTCTGCCATGATTGTCATCTTCTGGAGCCACGACACGTGCGCCTTATCAGATGGAACAAACGCCTTTATGAACTTTGCAGTAATCGTCTCGGCCATTTTACTTACCAGACAGCGCAGACTTTAAGTCATGTCGTTCTTGACCATACACTTGACGAGCTCCGGAAAGGTACATGTAGGTGTCCATCCAGTTGCGATATGAAACTTGGACGAGTCGCCGATGAGCACATCAACCTCAGCCGGTCGGTAAAATGCCGGATCGACAATCACCAGGGGTTCACCCGTGAGAATGTTCCGACCAATCTCCTTCTCGGCCACGCCCTCCCATTCGATGGCAATGCCAGAACACTTGAACGCCTCCTCGATAAATTCACGAACCGAGTGCGTCTCGCCACTCGACACCACATAGTCGGTGGGTTCTGGCTGCTGAAGCATGCACCACATCGCCTCGACATAGTCACGCGCGTGACCCCAATCACGCTTTGCATCCAGGTTCCCAAGCCGGATCGGAAACTTGTGTCCTCCGATCGCCTTGGTAATCTTACGCGTCACAAACTCTTCACCGCGACGCTCAGACTCGTGGTTGAACAGAATACCCGTACACGCAAACATGTCGTACGACTCGCGGTAGTTTTTCGTGATCCAGTAGGCGTACACCTTGGACACGCCGTACGGACTCCGAGGCCAGAATGGCGTCGTCTCAGTTTGCGGCGTCTCCATAACCTTGCCAAACATCTCGGACGTCCCCGCCTGGTAGAATCGGAACCGAGGATCGTTCGTCTGACGAATCGCCTCGAGCCAACGAAGCGTCCCGAGCGAGTTGACGTTTGCGGACCACTCGGGCTGTTCGAACGACACCTTGACGTGCGACTGAGCCGCCAAGTTGTACACCTCGATCCGATCCCACACAACCATATCCGAAATCTCCTTGATGAGCATCGAGATGCGCATGGAGTCCGTCATGTCCCCCTTGACGAGTCGAAAGTTTGGGTGCGTCAGCACCTCATTGGACAGACGTCCCATTTTCGTCTCGCTCGAGTACCGGGCAAATCCATACACGATATAGCCCTTTGCGATCAAAAGTTCTGCGAGGTATGATCCATCTTGACCCGCGACACCCGTGATGATAGCCGCAAGCATCTCTCTTAAAGTGTCTTCAAGCCTTTAACACCTGCCATGAGATCGGCAACTTTGAGCGCCGTGTATGCAAACGGCTCGATCAAGGGTTCGTCATCCTCGATGAACAGCGGCTCATCCTCGATATACGGCATGTATCGCGGGATGACAGCCTGTTCTCGCGGCGTAAAGATGAGTACGAGCATATAAATGAACCGAAGCTTCTGCCAATACGTCATCTTGAGGGGTATGCTATAAAGATCCCATAGCGCTTTCATCATCTAAACTTTTACAACCTTTTTTGTTTATGTGGGACAACGAGGGTACTCGGTTTTTGCGTGAAGTGATTCTGCCCCGCCTCGATGCACACGAGGCTGAACTCAAAGAGCTGCGAGCCGTCACGTGGCCCGTGTGTCAAGGCTTACTCGACGACAAGATGCCGTTCAAAAATGTCGAACGAAAGCGACGCTTTCTACGTTGGCTTGACATTGACGAGATTCGAAACCTTCTGCGACTCAAGGCGCGCTGGTGCGGCGTAGACGCCGTGTCGTGCGATGAGGAACTTCGTATGATTACGGTCATTTCTTGATGACAAATATGCCTATCCCGTTCCAAAACCCGGATGATACCGAATCCATCCCCTCTGGATAGGTCACTTCGGACGTTTGAATGATGTGGGCATTCACGTCGCGGAGTGCATCCATCGTCCCCCGTTTTACATCTTGCATGCTCCAATCATCAATCAGGATGATTGCATCATCGGCAAGTGCATCCCATGCATATGTAATCGCCTTGTATTGGTCTTCATAGGCGTGTGCACCGTCATACAGGTAAATGTCGATCGGGGCTTTGAGTGGGACCGTGAAGAAATCAGCCTCAATCACGTCAACACCCTTAATGTCGAACGTCTCCATATTCTTCAAAAAATCACCTCGTGGGTCGATATCGTGGGGCAATTTCGTCTCGGGATCGAGCTCGAATGACGTGTTAAACTCCGACCAGTTATCAACGACGGTTGCATGTGTCGTGTCGCCATTCTTGTACATTGCCGATACGAGTGACGAACCTTTCCATGTACCCACCTCGAGGTACTCCGTCTTACGACCGGGTGTCTCGAGCGAACACAAGTTGTTATAAAAGTGACGAGTCATCGAACCCGTCATGCCGTCGAGCTTGAGTATCGGGATCGTGAGTTTGCTCGAGTCGGGCTTGGAGAGGCACTCAATGACGTGTCTCGTCAAATGCGTATCTTCATGGGTCGTCCGAGTCAGGTACGGCAAATATGCGTTTTTTATCATCTCTTCGCGAATCTGATCAAACATACTGGGTAATGAGCACCCCACGTCCTTAAAGTGTTTCCCACCCGGGCGGCATGACGGTATCGGCCGGTGTCAGAATGAGCTTTGTGTGTCCGTCGTGGTGGTACCCCTCCTCGATGAAACGCTCGTAATCACTCAGGGTTTGGTGTTCGTGTCGACCCGGATCCTTGGCGTGTGCATACGTGTGAAGCTTCGTGTCGATGTGCTTCGCGTCGCCAAAGCTGCTCAGGTGCCACCCGGCATATGGAATGTTCGGAAACCGCCATCGGTAATCACGAAAGAAATTGGGTCCGAGCGCCCGATACTCGCGTGCGTACGTCATCACCGTACCGAACCACGGCTCCCCCGTGAATGTGTACTTGAACGAGTACTCAAACATGTGCATGTGACACGTCGTCGTACGACCCTTGAGAATTTTTGCAACGTTCATGTTTGGAATCTCATCCACGTCGGAAATCATCACGGTTGCATCGTCCGGCACACCGTCAAGACCGTCAAGCGAACAGTGTCGCTGGTACTTTTCGCGCGACCACGGATTCTCGTCGGTCGGCATGTTCCGTGCGACGACATGGACAATCTTATCGGCCCACTTGGCGTACCGCGCCTTGTTCTGATCGTAGATGAGCTCCTTGGGTGTTCCGGCGTGGGTCACCTCCGATTCGACGAGGACGAACCGATCAACGTGGGGGCCCAGCAGTGAAAGTCGAAACTCGAGAACATCGAGCTCATTGTAGAACATAAAGCAGTCGACCAACATAAAGGACATGCGTGCCACGGTTTTATATGACAGTCGGTATTCTGACACACATGGGACTTGGTGATCATCTCATATGTAACGGGCTGGTTCGTCACTTTGCGAATATTCACCCGCACATCACAGTTTACGCAAAGCACCACAACGTCCCGAGCGTCGAGATGATGTATCGAGACCTTCCAAATGTCGCGGTGGTTGGTGTACGCGACGATCACGACGCATGGCAGAAACAAGCACCCCTGACAATCAGAACAGGCATCTTCCTCGGACCAGATTGGAACGTGACCAAGTGTTTTTGCTATTCGTTCTACGTGAATGCCGGTCTCGATCGATCACTCATGCACACAGGGTTCCGCATCGAGCGAAATCGTGAGAGCGAAGAGGCGTTCTATACCAAAGTCACGAAGCATATAGGGACCGACAAGTATATCGTGCTTCACGAGGACCCGAGCCGATTCACACCCATCGTCGGCGTCGACGAGTCGGCGGCGTGTCCAGTCATTCGAATCTGTCGAGGCTATTTTCCGATCGGGTCCGAATCAATCTTTGATTACTGTACGCTCATCGAGCGCGCCCAGGAGTTTCACTGTTACGACGGGTGTTTTTCGATGATGACTGAACTGCTTCAGCTTCGAACAAAGGAGGCGTCCTTTTTACACAGGTACGTCCGGGAGAATAACGACCCAAACACAGAGGAGTTTGTGCGTTTTACCATTGTCAGATAAACCTGCTGAGACCATAGGAATGATGGAGCAGGTGTGCATCCTCGCAGCAGGTTCAGGCACTCGCCTTTATCCATTGACACACCACGTCCCGAAACATCTCATCGAGATCAGGGGGAAACCACTCATCCATCACATTGTAGACTATTGGCGTCGGCACTGTACCAAGTTTAACGTCATTGTCAATCCATGTCACGTCAACCTGACGCGCGTCTACATGAGTCGTATCAAGGGGATCACATACAACGTGCTTCCGTGCGACAACAAAGCTGGGACGGCTGATGCGCTCGACGATACGCTCATCGAGCACCGATCGCTCAACACGCTCTTCACGTGGTGTGATTTATATCCCACGTCTGACATTTCACTCCCCGAGACGAAAAACACAGTCGTGTTCACGTGTGCCAAGAACAATGCACGGTACACCATTCAGGATGGAGAAATCAAACTGACCGGGAGCGGCGGAAACGTCATCGGTATCTACTACGTCCCGGACTATCAGGGGTTCCCTCGACTTCCCGGTCGGATCGACGTGTGCGACACGCTCGCAGCACCCCTGACTTCCTACGAGATTGACGTGATTGACGTTGGCGACATTCCCAAATACCTTGACGACTATGCGTCAAGCATCCACTGTCGATCGTTCAATCGCGTCGAACGTCAAGGCGACGTGATGGTCAAGACGGCACTCACCGAGTACGGACGCGACATTCTTGCAAACGAGTACGGTCTCTACAAGCACGTCGGAGATCATCACGCGTTTCCGCGCGTCGTCTCCGTAGCTGAGGATACGCTCGTGACAGAGTATCTCGACGGCTATGTGCCTCTGTACACAAAGCCGTCCATGCGTTTCCGAGCCTACAAGATGCTGGAGGATATCCATCGGCTTGAGACTGTTCCCGTGACGCGCCAAAAGTTTACCGAAGAGCTCTTGAGCGAGACGGTCTTTAAGATTTACACGCGACGCGCTAAAATTGAAGACATACTCAAACACGTCCCAAAGAGACTCATCGTCAATGGCGTTCGAATCATCTCGTTCGACGAGGCAATGTCTCGTCTGCGTCGCATCATCGAGGCATATGTTCCACCCGAATCTACATTTCATGTCATTCACGGCGATCCCAACTTTGGGAATATCCTCGTGACGGACGACGACGTTAAATGTATCGATCCTCGTGGGTTTTTTGGATCCCAGAAGGTGTACGGCCCGAAAGAGTACGACTTGGCCAAGTTTTTTTACGGACTCAGTGGCTATGACGCCTTCCACAACGACCCCATGTTCACGTACAAATTGTCGGACGACGACATCACCTTTGATATTCAGTCAATTGACACGTCACAGTTTGTCCCGGGGGAGATTCGAACCACCTTGATGGTATCGCTTTGGCTCGCCCTCCCCCAATACCTCGAGACCAACTTTACGAAACTCACGGCGAGCTATTTCCACAGTCTCTACTTGGCGACGCTCTTCTTGCCGAGTTCACCGCCCGGGTGATTCCTCTGAAACTTGGCCACCGTGAGTCCCCGTGACTCGGCAATCGTCACGCCGAGAATGTCGAGCAGGGCCATGAATACCATGGACGAGGTGGTTGGTGCCATGTTGATCGAATCAATCTCGTGGACACCGTGTGCCACCTGGAAAGTATAGTCGACGCACAGCGTTCCACCCGGTTTGATCGTAAAGCCCACCTGAGTCACATCCGGGAATTCTTTTTTTACATAGCTCGAACACTGTACGAGTTCAGACGTCCTCCCCGAGTTGGAGATGTACATGATGACATCTCCAGGTCGAAGGATACCAAAGCCGCCATGGGACGCATCGAGAACGTTCATGAAATGACACGGGATACCGAGACTTTGCCATGTCGAGACGCTCTTCTCACATACGTAGCCACACTTGCCTATACCAGTCAAATAGACGTTCCCGGTACACTTGGTCACGATGGGCATGACGCCATCAAGTGTTGAACGAATGGTATGTTTCAACGACTCGAGGCCTTCGTGATATTTTTCAAACATCGTTCCGACGGGATCGTTCGTCGGCCAGAGCTTATATGCCAGTGCACCCGAACGCACAAGTGCCACGTAACCCTTGTAGCTGTCTTCATACCCAATGACGCGACGACACTGCGGAAAGTGCCGAATGGCACGCATGTATGCATCAGGGTGAGGCTTGTGTCGTTGGCACTCGTCGCGCGTAATTGTCAAATCGGCATCTTTGAGCACCGGCAAAATGTCCATAATGCGCGTCAAAGTTTCGCGATCAGAGTGCGTCACGATACACTTTGGGTGGGGTGTGTTTTCCCAGACGCTTTGCATACCAGGCATAAATTCCAACCCTTTGATCAGCTCGAGGAAAATTGCCTTTTTGCGCGCATACACCACAGGATCACTTGTCATGACAGTGTCGCACCGAGTGTACTCGTCGTATGAAATTTCACGAACGCCGGCGCGCATATACGCCTCATAGTGGAAACCCTCACTTTTCACGAGTGTCCCATCGAGATCGAAACAGTGAAGATCCGTCATACAAGACATGGCGCTCTTGACTTTAGTTCTGGACAATCTCCCACGGGACACCACCATATTGTGCCGCCATATAGCCAAAGGTGGACATCCCCGGGCAGCTGGGAAAGTTGCCACCGGTGACAAACACCTTGGGGCACATGCTCAGCAGAAAGAAATCAACAAAGACGTTCCGGCGATCCTTGGTCGGTGCAGCGGGGCATGCACCGTGTACCACAGCAATCGACGTGTCGAGCGTCCGAGCACCGTAAAACTCACGCTTCGTCTCGGGTGAATCGCTCGCCAGAAAGACGGGACCAAAGTTCTCAGCAATCGACTTGAACCTTCCGACCGCCGCGTCATTGGCAAACGTGTCACTGTCCACCTCGACAATGACCCGAGAGTCCTTTGCGGATGCACCGCGTCGAACGTGAAGGCCGGCCGAGACTCCTTTGACGATCGAGGCGTGCTCCTTGAGCACCTCCTTGAGCTCGTCAGACGGCTCGATGAGGTTTCGGATGGTTGCATGAACATTCTTGATTGTCCCCGGGTTGATGAAGATTTTCGGCTCGTACACAGTCTTGATTCCGTCCAGACTCGTCGTCGGAAACTTGAAGTTGAGCCAACGACCCATCTCATAGTCGGCAATCGAGTCGTGAACCACACCGTCCAGTACGAACCGATCCTTGTAAAAGTCGGTCAGGTAGATGAGCGTGTTTGCGAGTCCGTGACCCTTGCGCGGATACATGATCGTCATCTTGGTCCGGTACTCCTCCATCAGATCATGAAACTTGTACGTGGTTAGCGTTCCAAAGTTTTGGATGTACTGACGCCAGTTGCCGGTACACTGACCGGTGGTTGAATCACCACCCACGCCGATCGACGTTTGGTGTGCGACATAACGCAAATACAGGGGTTTGCCCATGCTCACGAGATATCCATGTTGGGCCATGTCGATGCTGTAATCAAAGTTTGCCTTGGACGAGTACTCGTCGGCAAACTCCTTCGTGACCCAGAATGCCTCGCACCCACCCGGATTGTTGATCGCGATTGTCTGAACGGCATCAGGCTTGACATTTTGCTGAAACGACTCATCTAGCACGTGGACGCCGGCGCCAAGACGCAAGAGACCGACGTCACGCGGAAACGTCGACGGGTCAAGCTTATCAAACTCGGGATCAAGCACGACATCATCCTCGAAGATGATTGCGCTCTCATACCCCTTGTCGACAAGGTCACGCATGATCCAATACTGCTTGACGGCACTCGCCATTTGACCGAGCGGCATGGGCGACTTGGTCTTCGCCTTGACCCACTTACAAAAGTGATCATCCTTGTTGAGTCCCTCGATCCACGTCACGTCATCGAGTGAAATGCCGCGCTCAACAAACTGGGCGCGAAGGTTTATTTTACGCTCAGGGCGCTTCGGGTAGTGAATAACATAGTACTTCATTTTCTCTACAGACGCCGGTCCTCTCTAACGTACGTCACGAGCTGCGACATGTGGCTTGTTTTTTTTCCAAGTCAATTGTAATATATGAGTAAACTCGGCTCTCTGGATGAACTGGCTGGCTTGGGAGGTGCCGCTGCTAAAAGCTCAGACGAGCTTCTTGCTCTCGCCAGAGCGTCGGCCAGATCGGCAGATGAGTTTGCGGCGTTGGCCGATGCCATCAGGGTGGCGAAGAACGTAGACGCGAGTGTTATTAATGCAGCAAAAACAGGTTTCAAGTTGAAACCTGGATCTGCATGGGCGAATGCCCTTGGTGGCGTCAAGGCTGGAGGGAAGGGAGCCGATGATCTTCTTGGTGGCGCCAAGGGTGGAGCGAAGGGAGCCGATGATGCTCTTGGTGGCGCCAAGGGTGGAGCGAAGGGAGCCGATGATGCTCTTGGTGGCGCCAAGGCTGGAGCGAAAGGAGGCGATGATGTCGCAAAGGTTGCGGACGACGCAGAAGGCCTTGTAGCATGGGCCAAGAAGAATCCCGGAAAGGTTATCGCGGGCGCAGGTGCAAGTGCCGCTGCATTGTACGCTGCAAACTCGTACATGCAAAATAACGGAAAGAAGGTTGGAATCACCAAAATCGAGGCGGCTTCAGAGGGTGGTGTGCTCGGTCTTGGAGCGACGAACATTGCTAAAATCACATTCACACCCGACATGGAGGCAATCAAATCGGATACGTTGAAAATAGAGGGGACAGATTGCGTCCCATCCATCGATGGCGCGAGTGTGGCGGTTTTCAAAATATATTCCAGTACCGTTATTGGCGTCAAAGTCGAGAAGAAATTGACAAGCCCGGGTACGAAAGGAAATATGACGTTGACCACCTCAGTGGCTGGACGGGCGGGATCTGCAGTAGGAGGTGCAGCAGGTGCGGCGGGGTCTGCAGCAGGAACTGCAGCAGGCGCCGCAGCAGGCGGCCTTGGATCAGGTCTGGGTCTGGACATGGAAAATGCTAAAATGTGGATCGGAATCATCCTTCTATGCTTGTTCGTCGGATTCATAATCTTCAAGTTTATTTTGTAGATCAATACTAATGAAGTTCGAGACCAAAGACTGGGTCCTGGGCGCCGTTGTGGTTGTGATTGTGCTCCTGTTCTTCCTTTGGCGCAGCGTATCGAAGTACGAGGATGTTACATTTCCCAGTGATCTGGGTGAGATGGAGGCTGAGGCTCTCTTCGTCAAGAAATCAACTGAATTTTCGGTTGAAATGGGCAAGAAATTTGAGGTGGCTCAAAATGACAACGATCTCGCCTTGCTCCAGAAGCTTGGAAACGAAGGCACCGAGGCCCTCAAGAAGCTCCAGACGGATTATCACAACTATCTCCGTTCAAAGGGTAAGGAGGTCCCTATGGAATGATCAACACCCCTTGGGTCCCTTGCCTAGCGGAATCTTCCGCTTTTTAGGAAACACCTTGTACGAAATACCAAGAGGCTCACGTGAATACGAGAGTTCATTTTTACCGGCCGTGGCGATCACGTCCGCCCCACCCCACTGCTTGGCTGCACACGTTCCTTCAACCGTGCGCACCCATCCTGGTCCGTATTCCGAACACTTCTTGAAGCACTGGGCCCCGACGCGATCCTTGTCTGGTGGACACACACCCATCTTGATCTTTTCTTGAACAAGAGGGCCACCACCCGTGCGACACAGGTACGGCATTCCGGGTACGCGCACTTCGCCAGTATTGCACGGGTTGTAACAGAGACCATCGACATCTTGGCGCACACCCCCAGAGCAAGTCCAGGGCCTTCCGGAATGACAAAGACCGCGGCCCGTCTTTTGACACGCCTTGGCTGTGCCCATACCTATGTTGCGCGTCTTGACGTTACAAAACAGACCAGAATCTGTGAAATCGTTGGGGCAAATGGACATTGTGCCGAGCGTCGTGTTCGTCTTGCGTTGGCACATGCCCGGTGAGCTCTTGTAGTACCCGGCCGGGCACCGATAACACATACCCTGGATCATCACACCCTGTGCCCCGGGCGTGTCCATCGCTTTGGCGGTGTAATCGTCCCATCCCATCGCCTTCTCTTCGGGTGTCGCCTTCTTGCACTCGGGGTAACACAGACCCGATTGGCGCGCCTGGCCGTCGGGACACTTGTCCGTTGAGCACATCGTCTGCCCGAGATACGTAGCGCCCACGACCGTTCCCGCGACCGCCGCAGCGCATGCAACGCCGACTGATACGACACACGCGACCGCTGCACCCATGGCCATACCGACGCCGGCGAGTGCAGCAATCTCACCGGCCGGTCGAGACCCCGGTGGACAGTCCTCATACTGCTTCGCGTCGTAAAGCTGATTGAGCCCGCGAACCATAGTCGTACCGAAGAGCGTCTCGGCCACCTCTTGCCCCTTGGACAATGTGCACTTATTACCGACCCGGTCCCATTGCATAGATTTACCCAGGCAATATGCTTCGTTGATGGTACAAGTGTTCTTAACAGGGTCCCATGGAAACCCGGCGTCGCTGTCTTTGCCCTTGGTTCCTTCACACACGCCACGCATCAGCCCAGAGAGTGGGTCCTTGTTGCACACCTGCTTTGTTTGGTCCCACGTGACGTAGTGATCAGTTTTGTTGGTTTCTCCTATAGGCCACTTGAAGCTTCCTTCGCATGCAGCCTTGGTGTCCCATGAACACCATTTGTTGTCGACAATCTTGCCTCCCACTTCAGGGCACAATTTCATCTTGGCGGCTTCCGCCAAGGCTGCAGACTCTACATTCTCCGTTATAAACGCACTGATTTGATCGGATGTTGTGACTCTGCCGGCTGCCACTGCATCCCTGAGTTTTGTAACTAGAGGCGCCATAACTGGGTGAGTCGGATCGTTCATAATCTCATCCACCTTGGCGCCCAGCTTTTGATTGAGGGTCGCCGTATCGAGCTTGTCAATAGGTCCCCAAACTATTGGCCACGTTATGACCTCCTCGCCCGCCGCCACGAGTTCCTTGTTTGTGTCATCCAGATACACTTGAACATTCCCCTTGAATTCGTCGCGCGTCTTTTCATATTTACCAGCCTCCACTACTTGGCAGTATCCACCGCAGCATGCAAGATCGAGTGCGAGCGAAACTATATCGACCGCCATAAGCAATGCGGAGATTGGACCCATGGACACCATTTTAGCAAGCATATTACCCGCCTTGGCGGCCATGACGCCCGCCTTACCGGCTGTAGCGGCTGCCCGGGGTCCCACTTTTGCGACGAGTTTGACCGTCTGCTTCTCGGCCGTCGACTTGGCGCCTTTCATCGCCGCAACACGAGCAATCTCGCCCGCGGCCGCCCTCTCTCCGGCCGCCTCGGCTGCCTGCATCGCTGCCTCACGAGCAACCTTCTCGGCCGCTGCCTTGGCGACTGGTTCAGCTATACCAGCGCCAGCCCTGGCAACCGCGTCATCGAGAACTGATTTGGCTGCCATCCGTGCCGCCTTTTCAGCTGAAGAGCCTGCCGCCATTTTTAGCGACTTGTCAACCGCCTCTTTACTCGCAAATCCAAAAAACTTCATGGCAACGTCGGCGCCTTGAGAGGAGACGATCTTGGCCGTTTGTTTCAGACCCGTCTTCACTCCAGATTCGGCAATTTCACGTGAAGCGGTTGCGACAAGGCTCGCTCCAAACAACAAGACCCAATCTTTAGCCATCCCAAGTGCGAGAGCCTCCACCAGTTTTGGAGCCGTTTGCTTGAATTTATCCATTGCGGATCTCTCAGCTGCAGAGACAGGGAGGGTCGGTCCACTCGGAGCAGAAGGCGCTGATGGCCGGGCTGCCGGAGCTGTCGTTCCACTAGGAGCGGGTGGCGGCGTCGTTCCACTAGGAGCGGGTGGCGGTGGCGTCGTGTCTGTGGAGCCCGTTGTCGTCGCGGGCTTCTCATCGTTCGATGTCAGGGACACTCTACCCGTGGCTGGATCCATTTTACCCAACCCACTGTATACGATGACGGCCGCGACGAGGAACAATAAAAGTCCTACTACGAATATCGCTGCCATTGCCCTCTAAAGTTAGTCTAGAAAATAAAGACTTCATTGAAGCTGAGCCGCACCTACTCGCGAGAGCTGGATCATCGCCCTGAGTATCAGCCACCATGGTCCGTTCGGGGTGTCTCGTCAACCGTGTAACCGCGCCCCATATGCTCATCGGCTGTACGTGACTCTGCCATCCACGCGTGTTCGCGGTAGCCGTGCTGAAAACAGTCGTGTTCGTATGCCGTCCAGACGTGTCGGGCCAAAAAGATTTGATCCATGTTGTATTGGTGGGTCCCCTCGTAAAGGTTGACGATCGTCTTGTGGTATTCGGGCAAAGGTCCCCGAAACCCAAAGAGGCCACCGAGGATCGGCACTTTGTAGTGTTCGGCGTGGTCCCGAATGACGTGGAGCTTCTTGTCGGACGCAAGCCATTCGTTGACACACTTGACATCACGCCACGTGATGCGTGAATCGAGATCGCGGACGAGCACAATCGCCTCCTCAAAGAGAGGCGCAAAACGCCAAAACATGCCGTACGATCCGTCGGCCACTTTGATGAGCGTGACGTGAGGCCACTCTGACAGTGCAGTCAGAGTCTCGGTTGGCACAGTATCGTCGTGATAGATGCGCACAGACCAGCCGGGAAAGTATTCGGCCGTCTGCTTTGCATTCACGAGAGCACCATGTAAGTAAATGTCCCTGGTTCCCCAGAGACTGAACGAGATGATCTTCTCCATTTGTTTATAGGTTCCCACTCTCTCTAAGTCCTAGGTGAAGGGGTACGTCGAACTGTCCCGGGTGCACGTCGAACTGTCCCGGGTGTACGTCGCTGCGGCGTCGGTGTTCGCCCGGGGTGAAATGTAAACCGCGCGCTGTTGACGCGTGGACGCTCTGCGGATGTGGGCGTTGAGTTAGCGCGTTGACGCTTTGCGGGCGGTGTGTTCCCACTTGGTAGTTTTCTCAAGGTGAAACTGGTATTCCGTATGCGCTTCACACCCAGATATCGCCGGGACTCATTTTCTCGAGTCCGTGCAGCCTCAGTTAACACAGTGCGTGGAACTCTGTAGTTTTGACGACCGGATCTATTACCGATAGTTGGAAAAGGCCCCCGGGATGTACCATAACGCGCTTCAAACGCAGCCATTGTTCCAGTATATTCTGCCGGATCACCTCGGCATCCGAATACAATGAATATCCCTTTCGGATGTATTTCCGAAATAAGAGTTTTTAGTGACTTCCGACGGCCTTTGTATCTCGGGGCTCCCCCTCTTCCGGGATACCGCACGCCAGACTGATCATTGTACCATCTGCCCCATGACGTTGGTGATGTGTCATAAAACTCGAGTCCCATATTCGGACATAACATACCGGTCGTATAAATATGGTGTTTCCAGTTCCAGCCCGCACGCTTGATAATAGCAGGCGTATCGCTTGCGGGAAGTTTATCGGCTATAAGCTGACGAAGTTTCCGCCGAGAGCGCATTAGACTCATCATTTTAGAATCATGCAGGGATCGCAATGTGATAAAGTACCCTGGCTTGGATATGAAAATGACGGTCGCACCATCTGGTACATTGAAGCTAGGTGCAGTGTTCCGGTACGAAGTGTTCAATGGATTGATAAGAGTTCCGTGCCCGATGACCGTTACAAAATTTAGAGTCTTGGCATTTCTCTGCGCCATCTCGAGACGCGTTCTATAAGACATACTCTCGTCGTAGAAAATCATTTCAGTGTGAGCATGTACAGCGTCGATCGAATGAGCGCAGTCACCTCATCCTGAATGTTCTTCAGGTAGGTGTCGCGCGGAAGACGCAGGCGACGTACGGCGGCGAGCAAACCCTTGAAGAACATCTTGGCGCCAGGGCGCGTCACACGCTTGTTTGCCCCGATTCGAGGGAGCCGACCGTACTTGCCCATGTACGCCTCGGCATACGAGTCGAGCAGGGGGATGATCCCCTCATAGTACGCCTGGAGCGCCTTGTGCTCCGCGAACGACTTGGTCGTCAGATGAAACTTGTGCGCTTGGGTACGCGATTCCATGAGGAGGGAAATATACCTCTGGACGGACTTGGACATTTTCTCTTTACACTTAGTAGAGATGATATTTGAC